TCGAGCTAACCACAAAAGTTTACGTAGGAATGCCTACGATCAAAATGGGAGTGATCCCGCAAAATAACTAACAAAAAAAGGAGAAAACATAACAATGGGATTCTTAGATAACATAAAGCCAAGCCCGGCAGGAGGATCGGGTGGCAACTACATGAGGCTTGCGCAAGGTGAGAACAAGCTACGCATAGTCGGTTCTTCCGATGACAACCCTCCAGGTTTCATTCAAGGAATGATCGGGTGGACAACTGATGAAGAAGGCAAGCGCAAGCCACATAGGTGGGCCATTGACGGAGAAGCTCCAAAGCTTACGTTCACGGACAAGCCCAAGGAGTTCTTCACCTTCGTGGTTTGGAACTATGCTGAGGAAGCGCTTCAGATCCTTGAGATTCAGCAAGCCGGACTGAAGCAAAAGATCCTTGAACTTGCGAACGATGAGGACTGGGGAGACCCGAGGAAATATGACATTTCGATCATTCGCAATGGAGAGGGCATAGAGACCACTTACGTCATGACTCCGAAGCCCCACAAGAAACGGAGTGATGAGATCAATCAGGCAGTAGCTTCAATGAAGATAAACCTCAATGCTTTGTACGAAGGAGGAGATCCTTTCGAGGAGCAACCGGAAGAGGGCGGAGATGAACCTAGCAAAGACCCATTCTGATGTTGAGGACTGACATAAGCAACTCGGCCTATCATAGCTCGGGTGAATTGAGTCGAAGCATGGCTTGGCAACTTGTCAAGTCATGCCCTGCAAAGCTTTGGCATCAGATGCAAAACCCCACGCCTTCTGACGCACCTCATTTTGTGGTAGGGGGATGCACGCATACTGCAACTCTCGAACCGCACAAGCTCGATGACGAGTATGGGGTAAAGCCTGAGAGCATTGATGGCAATTCTTCGCGAACCAAAGCTTACAAATCGGCATTTCAAGAGATGCAAGAACGTGAACCTGACAAGCAATGGCTGACCAAGAGCGATTACGAAACCTGCATGCGCATGGGGGATTCCGCAATAGAGCATCCTTTGCTACAAACCTATCTCGATGATCCTGACACCATCATCGAAGGTACTGGATACTTTGGGTACGAGGGTGCATCGTGCAAGGTGAGACCTGACTTGTTCAATACCAGGTCTGGCGTGGTGCTTGATCTGAAGACTACGCAAGAAGGAGATCCGAAGGGTTTCGGATATAGCGTGAGAAAGTATGGTTACGACTTCCAAACCGCATTCTACATGGAAGGGTTGCGAAGAATGGGATACAATCCAACGCAATTCATATATCTATGCGTAGAGAAGAGCGCGCCCTATCTCACGAGCGCTTACGAGATCGACCTTACCCAAGTTTCAAGAATGAAAGTAAAGATGGGAGAAGCGTGCAGGACGTGGGTGAAGTGCATGGAGAGCGGAGTATGGCCGGGATACGGAGATCACGTACAGACGTTATCGTTCGCACGCAAAACCGCAGACCACAATCGTTTGTCAATCCAAGAGTTGACTGAGTACTTCAACGTATCGCGTTCGTTCGTTTACAACAAGATACGAGACTTCGATTTGAAGACTGAAGTGTATGGGCGCAGAAGAACCGTTGACATGACCGAGTTCGCAAACACGCTCAATCCGAAGGAGGAAAAGAAATGAGTGGCAAGGTAGTGAAGTTATTGACCTCCAAGAAAGCTATGGAACTTACCGGATACCGCTCCGTTAATAGCCTAAAGCAACTGCATGAATCCGAGGACGTGGCATTGACTTGTTACCGCTTGAAGGGCGGGATTGGACAAGGAGGAGTGCAATGGGCGTGGAGCGAGAAGGAACTGAAAGCGTTTATGAAAAATCAAGGTAGTTATGAGGAGACGTCAAAATGGTTAGTAGATTGGAAAGAATAAGAAGATTGAAACAAGGCGCGCAGTTTTCAAAGCAACATATTGAGAATGCCGATTGGACGAATGCGGCAGTAGTCCAACAAGCGCTTGTCGAACAAATCATAGCATTGCTTGACGAGGATACTGGCGATCAAACAGATCCTGGTTTCACGATAGCATTCAAGGAGGTGGTCGATGAGTGACCGATGCATAATAGCAATCGATCCGGGTGTGAATGGGGGATTTTGTCAATGGATAGGCAAAGACGTTATTCAAGCTTGGAGATTCAAGAGCTTGTCAGACTTTGCTGAAGACGTGTTCGAATACGTCGATCATCCCGATTATTCAATCGAACTAGTACTTGAGGACGTACCTCCCTTTGCGGGGAAGAACATACCATCCTCTGCGGGCTTCAAATTAGGTAAAAGTTGTGGCTTTTATGAGGGGCTTGCAAGGGGTTTGAAAATCCCATGCCACCTCGTTCCTCCCAAGACTTGGCAAAAGGGCTTGGGGGGCTTGCAAAAGAAAACAACTGCTCAACGCAAGCGATTGCTCAAAGACCATGCAAGCAGACTGTATCCGTCCTTGGGCAAGGAAATAACGCTCAACACGGCTGACGCAATATTGATCGGAGACTACCATTTGAACAAGCATGAACAGGCTTGAATGGTTATCGCTGGAGTACGACCTACGTCCATCGGATATCCTTAATTACGTACAGGATTACGGAATAATATCGGATAATTGTTGGCAACTAGATCAAGTGGTCAATGATGAGGAAGCATGGTTGTTCATAGTCTCCAATTGGAAAGAATTCACAAAAACACGTTAACGTAAAAACAATGATACAAAGATTGGTAAACATATTAGGAAAGATCGGTTTGCACGCCTTGTTCCTACTGGCTTGCACGATATTCGCATGGATGCTTCTGAGCTTCGTGCTGACCCTCATGGGAGTGCTTGACGGTGAGTAAGGGAAACGAAAGAAGGTTAAGGTTTCCTGAGCAAGCGAACAAGATTTTGGATGAATATTGCGAGGTATTCGGGCAAACGCCAGTATCCGCTATAACTCCACTGATTATCCGTTATCTATCCAAAAATTTGGATCGCGCGCGTAGGCGCGGCATTTACTCCGTAAATACTGTATTAAACAATATAGCGCCCCCTGCCGTCAAAACTCCACAATCGCGGAAAAGGAAAAGTTCTCAAATTCCCGATGATTTCTCCCCTCCTCGAAGCATTGCAGATGAAGAGGGGTTGAATTACGAGAGAGCGTTGGAAGTATTCATTGACTGGGCAAAGGGAAACGGAACGGTCAAGGCGGATTGGGAACGCACCTTTCGCAACGCTTGTCGAGGTTGGATACCCGAAAGGTTTCCCGACTCGAAGAAGGACGATTCAAAACCCGACCTTCACGTTTTCTAAGTGGATTACGATTTGGCAGAAATCGCGGTACTCGCATCCGCGATGAGGGACGAGACGGGAAGGAGCGCGGCGCAAGCGCTCGAACATCTCACGAAAGAAGATTTCTCCTCTACCGAGCGTCAAAGGATATTCGAGGTGATCGGAAAGCTCGCGCCCGATTGCAATGACGTTGACTGCATGATGGAGTTACCCGACATTACGGATGCGATTTCTTCCATCTCTTTGCAATACGGAGGTGGAAAGATTACGCGATACGTGGATCACTTGATCGAACATCGCAACCATCGAGCGGTTGAACTCGCCCTCCTGGTTGCGAATGACGAACTCAACGAGGAGAAGAGCGCGGAGCAAATCGCGAGCGGTTTCACCGCATCCGTGGCCAAGTCGCTTTCAAAACGCAAGGGACAAGTTCACGTAAAGGACTCATCACAAGACGCTCATGCGGAATACCTTTCTCTCGATGCCGGACAAACAAGCGCGATAAGCACGGGTTTCCCAAAGCTTGACGCACATCTCGGAGGAGGTTTGCAAAACGGAAAGCTTTACGTTGTCGGAGCAAGACCGGGCGTAGGGAAGAGCGCGTTAGCCATGCACGTCACCCTCCAAGCGTCCCGCAAGGGAATCAGGACGAGCTACGTATCTCTTGAGATGGGAGCGACTGAATGCTCTGGCAGACTTCTTTCCAACGCAAGCGGAGTTTCTCGCCCTACGGAAGCGGGCAAGCTTACCGCTCAGGAGAAGACCAAGCTTGCGGATACCGCGAAAGCGATGAAGGGATGGCCGATAACTTTCAAGGATGACAACAAGGCTACCCTAGAAGCCCTAGGCGCGTTTCTCGCTCAGCAAAGACTCGAAGGAGAACTTGGGTTTGCGGTAGTGGACTACTTGCAACTGCTCACGAGCGATGGGTACGATTCGCGAGTTCAGGAAGTATCGCACATTTCTCGAAGCCTCAAAGCGATGGCAAACGAGTACGAGATCCCCGTGCTTGCGTTAAGCCAGCTTAACCGATCCAACGCAAAGGACGGAAGGCATCCGAGTTTGTCCGACTTGCGCGAATCCGGTTCAATCGAGCAGGATGCGGATGCGGTAATCCTTTTGCACAAGGAGAAGGAGATTGATCGAGAGAACGATTGCTTGTGGATGCACCTCGCGAAGAACCGAGGAGGTCAGACAGGCGTGAGTTACAGTACCTTTGAAAAACCTCTAGGACGTTTCTCTTCATACGTCGAACCTCGCTTGAACCAGGACAACCCTCCTTTCTGAGCATGTATGGATATGCTAGAGTAGCCTTTGCGTGTCCCTGAGAGTGCCTAGAAGGGCTTTTCTCCTTCGGGGAGGGTAAAGACTCATGTTTTACATCAAACGCCTTTCAAGGGGTGCTTAGGGATAATCCTTGTTTGATTTAACACTTTAACACTTTTAACACTTTTTTTTGAGTTGCTGACGTTATTGCGTTTCTCCTTATATCTCCATGAGAGGAGTCCAAACAACCCACTCACAATAAGAACCCCTGCCTTCCTGGCCTTTCACGGTGTAAGTGACCTCGCGCCAAAAGGTGTAAAACTCTATCCCTCTTTCTTCAAAGTCAGTCAGGACAAGCCAAAGATCCGCAACTGATTCGCTTTGTACCATGTGAAAAGTTCCTTGCATCAGGATTTCATCCGAATCTTCGCAAGATTGCTCGAATTCCGGATGTTTCTCCTTGCTCGAAAACTTTTCATGGAATTCAAACCAAGCGCATCCGCTTTCAAAGACGAATGCCTTGCACCTTTCCGTTATCGCGTATTTGGCAAATGCCTCGATGTCCAACGTGTTGACCTTATTCATGCCGTTTCTCCTTCCTTGATAGCTTCCGCAAGTGCATAGGCATAATCGACAATATGTATACTGTATTCATTGTGGTGTTGGTTTTGGATTACCTTCGAGATCGGTTACTCTGAAGTCTCCGTCTGGATAGCACATCTTAGCCATGCGATACGCTTCGTTATGATCTTCGTATTCGTATGGTTTGTACTCTTGTTTGCCTGTTGGTTCAGATGGTCCTTTGATGAAGAACCAGCCTGATTCCTTTTCGTTGTTTATGTATACTTGTATTCGATATTTCATAATGGTGTGCGGTTAATTCATGCTGATCCGCCAGTCGTTGGCGTGTGTGTCCCAAGTAAAATATATGGGATTCATTCCGTTTCTCCTTCCTTGTCCACGTAAGGAACAAAAGTATGCTCACCGCATTCTTTCCTGTAAGTTTCAAGCTCAACTTTATTAAAGTCAGCAACCCATCCTGACGGATTCTGCGGGTTTGCGTGTTCATCATCATAAACCTCATACCAGTTGTCTTTTGTACCCGGAGAACCCTCGCAACTTATTTCTACAATAGTCTTCATTCCGTTTCTCCTTCCTTGATTATCTCAAACATTTCGTAGAAATATCCTTGATACTTACAGTCATTTGGTGGTTCAAAATAGTAAGCACCGCATTCACTCAAACTAGGAAACTTTATATCATTTCTCTCTTTGTTGTATGCAAGACTAATTCCGTTTGAACGATCACCATCGCCACCATTCATTTCATCGAGAAGCTCGTAGAAGTCTTTACCTCCAAAAACACCATAGCCTTCATAGTTTTCTTCGATCCATTGATTTCCCTTATGGTCAGTCATAATGACTTTAAAGGTTTCTTGTCCCGAAAAAGCGTTGCATATGCTTCTATCTGTATCCTGTGTTTTCCAACTGAAAAAGCCCATTATCCTTCCCCCCCTTCCAAGGTTCTTGGTCTCACCAAACTTATATGGTCAGTGTTTATGTCAGTCAATTCAGTACTTATCGTTTTCATTGGTTATCGTTTTCCTCCTGTTTAGTTTTTTGTTTATCCATGCCAACGCTCTAGGCGCGAGCCTCATCATCAGGATGATGCCAAGGCCCACGCACAAGCGCGCAAAAGTATCGTTATCGGTTTTCCTGGCCATCAGTTATCAATGATAGGAACTGCAATATTGAGGCTTGCCATCCCATTTTCTAAGAGATCCGCGCAAGGGCGAGCAAACGTAACCGTCCGGTTGTACGGTCTTGCGGAACTCAACGCCCTTGAACTCGTTTCTCCTTGGTTGCGTGTACCCATAAGAACAATTCCCCGCATCGCTTGAATTTTCACGAATCGCACGCAACCATATCGATTTTCCCTTTACTTTGGTCACTTGAAACCAGTCAACGTTAGTCTGATCGTACCCCCACGAATCAAAAAGCACGTCCCCCACTTCAAAATACTCCTTTGCGTCCGGGGATTTACGGCTTTTCTTGGCGCAATTCTCTTTTAGAAACTCAACCTTTTCATTCACGAATTCGATTCTCCTCTCAATGGTTTTGAAACGATAATAAAACCAAGGCTTCAAAGCGCTCCCTTTGAAACCCATCGCAACGCAATGAGTTGCAAATGCCTGAGTTAATACGATTAAATCGCAATCATTGCGTTTCTCATATTCCCATCCCTGTTCAAGCAAGTGTGCAATTTTTGCGTCCCTTGCTTCGATTCTTCCCTGTTTTGTCTTTGTATTATTCATAGTCCTTAATTTCTCCTTATTTCTTGTTTAGTCATTTAGCGTTCAAGCCCTTCCCTAAACCCCCGCGAGGAATCGCACCTCGCGAGGGCAGAGTTAGGACGTGAACAAAAGTTAGCTTGCCAGCCATTCTTCAAAGGTTTTTAGGGGTTTTCCATCATTGCAAATGTCCCCGCCCTTTCCATCGTCCGCAAGATCTAGGTAAATCTGATATTCCTGCTCGTTTGAACCGCGCACCGGGGTTTGAAAGTTTGCAAGCGCGTCTTGAAAATCCTCTTCATTAGGTTGCTCGCTCATCCCTCGTCCCCCCCGTCTACCTTGGCGAGTAGCTCGCGCAACTGGGCAAGCTTAGGTGAAGAATGATGGTCAGTATGCGCAAGCATTCTTTCTAAGAATTTGCATTGCTCGTAAAGCTCAGGAGCAGACGCAATCAATCGCGCATTTGCTTGTTTCTCTTTCTCATCCCGCCCTGGTAAATCTATTGCTACCGCAACGGAAAAAATCGTTCCCCTAATGTAATTATAATTCCCTACTTTCCACGGCCCAGGCGTAAAGCCCGCGCGTTTCATCGTTTCGTCCTTATTCATGTTCCAGTCCTCTCTTTATTTGTTTACCAAATCCTTTGAATGATCATATTGTCATTCCTTACTCGCTTTGCGTTATCCTTGTGCAAGTGCCATTCGCCCACGTCAAAAAGCGCGTCAAACTTGTCTAGCATTTGCTCGAAACTCAAATTGTCTTTGGGGTTATCGAATGTCCACCCGTCCATAAAATCATCATCGTTCGGGTCATTATACAAATTTGTATCCTTGTACTCATCAAATAACGTTTCTCTAGTATGCACTTGTGCGTCTTCATCCCAAGAGCACAAGTAGTGAGGTTTATTAAAATCAATGTTCATAATGCCTAGTCCTTTCTCTCGTTTAGTTTATTAGCGTTTTAACGCTAAGGTTAATTGCCTCGCGCGTTTCTCGTTACTCTTTACGCGGATCGCTCCGCGATCTACGGAACGCGCTTTCTTGGTCTCTCTCTTACCTTTCTCAATCATGCGATTGATTGCTTCCATTGCGTCAGGTAAGATATCGCTCATCTTTTGTAAGCTCATAGCTCGGTTTCTCCTTTCAAGATCTTTTCAGCAAGCTTGGTAGACTTGTGCAAAGTCAAAAATCCAAAGCATGAACGCAAGTTTTGCGCAAGTACGTGCTTGTTATCGTTAAACATGCAAAGCATGGGCGCGTTCGGGAATATTCCCTTGCGGTAAAATACGTCAAGATAATCCACCGCACCGCTTGCGCGTATCCAGTCAAAGTCTTTAATGCTCATAGCTCGGTTTCTCCTTTCGCTTTCAAAAAGGCTTCTTGAAACGCGCCATGCGTTATATCATGACAAACGCTTTCAACTTCTCGGTCATTCATGCCCAGGACTGCGCTTGAAAGCGCTATCAGTTCCTCAACGATTGCCGGATATTGCAACGGGCGTTTCAAGTGACCCTTTCGAGTCTTTGGCGCTTGGTTGTACTCGCTCGCGCAAATCGTTTGAATGCGCGCTTGTATTTGTTTGTAAACTTGGTCTTGTATGCTCATCGCTCGGTTTCTCCTTTCTCAAATACTATCCCGATAACGTCCACACAATCGCACGCCAGTCCAAATTCAGGATTGCTTGAAAAATACGGCTCACTTGATTCTCCCGTTTCCTCATCGCGTTTTACATCCCAAAAATCAATGCCTTTTTCGCGCTCCAAAAAAGCGTTCAAAGCGCTTTCATCTTCTTTCTCCAATCCACTATAGTCCCTATTGATTAACGCGCTTAGAGCGTAGCTAGGGAAAGTATATTCGAATTTATGTTCAACGTTCATCGCTTTTCACCTTTCTCAAATACGTTAAGAATCATGCTCACAAGACGTTGCTTTAAATCTCTTACGTAATTAAGCGCGTCTACGGGTTCGCTTATATCGAGATCACGTCTTGCAATATGTCCGCGCTGAATCTCTTCAGAGATCTTTTGCGCAATCGTTTCCACGCTTATCGTGCGGTTGTCATTTAAGAACATTAAACAATCCTTGTTTTCTTCAATCCACGCTTGCGCGTCATCAATCGTTAATTCTGGTTTTAAATTAGTCATTGGTCTCAATCCTTTTTGTTTAGTTAATATTTGCGAAAGTTCAGACCCTCGCCTTGCGGAATCAATATCGTCTTTTCATGTCGCTCTGTAAAGCAAAAAGATAAATTATTTTCAAAATGTGAGGAAACAAGCGACATTGCGAACGAAGATAGTAAGGCAAGAAAACCTTGCGAAATTCAAAACTATCGAAAAAACCAAGGCAAAACAAGCTCTCGAAAGTAGCCTTCCAAACCTTGCGAAAAGCTACCCAAAAGCATGACTAGGGAAGCAAAGAAGGGAACAAACGCAAAGAGCAAAAGAACGTATCTTCATATCATGATGCGTTGATGCGTTGCCTATGCATTTCTACTCTGAGTAGGAAAAAAATAATATGTGCGCAAGAACTTGGAAAGCTTAAATGCACCAAATGAGCAAATCAGTAAATATTCGCAAAGCTTCCCAAGCGAATTCCCGCCAATTCGCAAACTTTGCAAGCTCGCACCTCAAACCTAAGCGATTTAGCGCAAGACAATTAGTCTACTGCTGTCAAAATTCGCTCTAAATAGACGCGCAAAAATGACTTTAAACCGCGCGCCTGGGGGGGCGGGGGCGCGTGCGCGGGCGTGCGTTCTTTCTATATTATCATCACCCCCCCTACTGTTTTTTTCGCACTATCGTCTTCGCACCTTCGCACTATCGTCTTCGCACCTTCGCACTATCGCCCTTTGCGATTTGGGCTTGGTGGTTTGCGCTATCGCTTCTTTGCGTGTTTTTGTGCTTGCGCGGTGCGTCCTGTCATGGTTTGATGTCCTCGGAAAACCTCTTAGTTTTTCTATTTATAGCTCGCTTGGAATTGCAGTTCCTTGCGAGCTTTTTTGTTTATTCTTGTTTAATCTCTGCGTCCACGACTTTTTGTACGGAAGCCTCGGTTGGTTGTTCCTTTACTGTCTTTGACGCTCCCTTTAGTATCTGAGCTACTTTGTCGGGTGACATGTCCGAAGCGCCTAGGGTGACGTTTGCGGATGCCGTGATGTTCGAGGGTCTGCCCGATACGGTTAGGAACTTGTCCATGAGTATGGAAACTGCGTATGCGAGGTTTTGGGGGGGTATTTCGTCCAGTTTCGAGTGTAGGGTGTTTAGTGAGTCGGCCACCATGTTTGAAAGCTTTGAGTTCACTTGATTGAGGAACTCCTGTTCGGTCATGTCTAGGCGGTATCTCAGGAAGTTCGCTACTGCGTTTTTG